ATTTACATTTGACAATATACCGGAAATGTGTAGTATGTGGGCGGGATTCTTAACTCGTAAAGATAAAGGTGGATTGACCAAACGATCCATCATGTATTGGGCACGACAAGAAAACCCGGAAGAATACAAAAAAGTAGAAGAAGGTTCCATCGAATCTTTTATCGATTTGGTAATTGATTCAACAAATGTATCGGCAATTGCGGCGAAATCAGGAAAAGGCGGAAATGCAGGTTGTACAGATAATGCATTGGCACATGTCTTGTATATCATGTACAAGAATACATTCGTATGGTCAGGCATGGATTTCTATCAGTTTCGTGGGCATTGTTGGCATAAAATCGAACAAGCGATTCATTTACGGAAGTGTATTTCAGGTGGAATGCGTGATACGTTTTACAATAAAGCGATGAAAATATTTACAGAAGCCCAGCAATATGAGCCGGATACCAATGAGCATAAAGCGTTTATGCTTCGTGCACAGAAAGTAATGGATATTTCTCTACGGTTAGGGTCATGTTCGGATAAGGATAAAATCCTGAAGGAATCAAAGGAATATTTCTATGACGAAGATTTCATCCGAAAGTTGAACAAGAATGGCAAATTACTGTGTGTCCGTAATGGTGTACTGGATTTCGAAGCAGGTGTATTCCGTAAAGGTTCACCAGATGATTATTTGTCAATATGCAGTAATATAGTGTACAATGAATATGAGGAAGACCGTGATGGAGAAATCCGGCTGAAGATAGAGGCATATATGAATCGATTATTTCCAATACCAGAATTGGCGGCATATGTATGGGAGCATCTGGCATCACTATTGATTGGATTGGATGAGCATAGACAGTTCTTACATTATTATACAGGTGTAGGGCGGAATGGTAAGTCTATGTTGGTTGCGTTCATGGAAATGATATTAGGTGATTATGCGTGTGCATTAGATGCAAATTTCTATACGACAGAACGCCCAAAACGTGGTCAAAGTACACCGGAATTGGTCGCAATTATAGGCAAACGGTTGGCAGTGACATCCGAACCTGAAGAAAGTGAGAAGATGTATGCGGGACCAATGAAACAATTGACGAGTGGTACAGATAAAATTACATGTAGGGCATTATATGGTCAAATGATGGAATTTGTAAATCAAGCAAATCCGGTCATTTTGGCGAATTATTATTTGAAAATCCATAGTCGTGATTTAGGTACATGGAGGCGTGTACGTGTAATCCCATTTCTATCTATCTTTACAGAAAATCCAGTAAATGATGACCCAGATAGTCCATACCAGTTTCCATTGGACCCGGATATTTCCAAAAATTTCGAAGAATGGAAAGAAGTGATGTTGGCGTTATTGGTTGAGATTGCATTCCGTACAAAAGGAGTTGTTCATATGTGTAATACTGTAAAGAATGCGAGTGAGGAATATCAACGTGGACAGGATTACTTGATGGAATTCATTGATGCCAAATTGATTAAGGGCAACAAGGGTACTCATTTCATTACCAAATCAGTATTATCAAGTGAATTCACCAAATGGTACTTGGATAATTATCATACACGCACAAACAAGAGCAAGGATTTATTTACAAAAATGGACCAACTCTTTGGGCAATGCAAGAATCTTACCAAAACGACACAAGGATGGACTGGAGTATCATTAAAACATGAGGCAAGTACTGTAGAAATCCAAGAAGGAATGAGTACAGGTAGTTCTGGAGAAGGAGTTGCGAACGAAGAAGAAGAAGGTACAGAATCCGTTCGCGAGCAAGCGGAGGATGATGCGATTGATGGATTAGGAGATGATTGATGGATTAGGAAATGATTGATTGGTTTATTGATTGTAAAAAACATAAGAAAAAAAGAATTATATTTTTTCTTATGAAAATATTGGAATTCAATGTACGGAATATTTTTGGGTGATTTTTGGTTCACCAATGACCGCCCAATTTGATAGAGTTACCGGTCGTCCTAATGTCATATCATATACGTACAATAGCACAGAACGGAAAGCAAATAAAATAGGAGAAGCAATAAATGGATAAATAATAATTGGCAGTACATATATGATTTTCCATTTCCAGTTGATTTTTTTCCCTTTTGGAGCAAAGATTAATAATCCTAAAAAGGTAATTGCGAAAAGAATGTATAATGCATACATCCAATGTAAAATAGTAATGGCGATTTGATTATGCCGATTCTGATATGCCTGCTTGGCTTGATATGTACTGAATATGCTTTCGATTTCTTGGTTTTGTTTTTTTGCATTCGTATCGTATTGTGTACACTTCGTACTATTACTACTACTACTACAATCCATGATGATTTATTATTACAGATGAATATAAGATAATTGTCTCACTATATATCTACAGTACATGATTATTTTGTGAAAGTAGTAAATGATTCTGTACGGAGAGAGCCAGCGTCGCCACTATAGAAACCATCTTGTAATCTACAGCCGACAAATCCTTCTGGTTTGACACATTTCTGGTCTTTTTCGCTCCATAATGTGCCTGTTGAACAGCATGCGCCACCTTCACATAAGTCGGCGTCACTTTCGGTAACTGTATATTTGGTCTCACTCTCATCTGCTTTTACTTTTTTCATTTGGAAGGCATTTGGGTCTACTTTATCGAAATTCATAGGGGAGCGATTGATGATATCTAAATATAAGTAAAATGCGTACAGAACAGAAAATGTGATAATCATGACAATGACTAAATCCAGTATCCACATATTTGGGAATTGTTGTCTCAATAGCATGGTTAGTACAGTAAAAATAGCACCCATGATTAGTACAATATAAATCCATCTCCATGCACGGCTACGTTTGTTATTACTGGTGGTGAGTGATTTTTCTCTCATAAATGTATCATAACGAGTATTTACGTTATCTTCTAATGCTGCAATCCGACCGACTTCTTTATCAAGTACATTTGCCGAAAAATCAAAAGCATTTGTTCCGTAAACAAAAACGGATTCACTATTTTTATTTAAAGGAGTTTCGGACATTGTTATATATATTATACGGGTTATTCGTTTGCTATAAGTATAATATATATATTTCTAGTATGAGTTTATGGATGTATTCCTACATTATGATTAGGTTTCGCATTTACTATTGTGCCATTTTGTTCCATTTGAACAGCATGCTTCACCAACACATCCGGTTTGTGTCAAATCGGTTCCGCTATTTGCATTTACAGAGTATTTCGCGGAAGTAATATCTGCATCATCTACTTTTTGCAATTGACTTGCATTTGGATGTAACTTGCTAAAATCATTTGGGTCACGATTCTGGATATCCATGTAGACAATAAATGCATAAATGAGAGATGCCGCAATAAGTACAACCATAATCCCATCAAATAGAACCGAATGTTGTTTGTTCACTTGTTGTACATATGTGAGGAAAAACCCGATTACAAAGACGAATACAAAAATGACAATCAGTAAAATATATTTATTGCGTTTGGATTGTTCGCTTTGTCGAATAAGAATGAGACGGTCTTCATTTTGTTCAGCATCCTTTAATTCTTGTTGTTTTGCAATAATACGGTTGGCTTCGAACTTGGAATTCTGTAAAAATGTGTTTTGTGTGCTTTTCAAGGTGTCATATGGGATGTTATCAATGTTTTGAAATGCTTCTCCTGCTTTTGTTGGATTTTTTACATTATCATGAGAATCACGCCAGTCATCCCAACCTCCAAGTCGTGTATCTTGATATAAATTTATATCGATAATACCACTTATATCGACAGTGTGCTTATCGATGCTTTTCTTATTATTTCCTATTTTGTCATTTAAATCACTTATGGTTGATTCTATTGTAGCTAATCGGTCTAATATTCCTGTTTTTGATGTCGTAATATGATCATTTAACGTTGAAATATTGGTTTTGTTCGTCGTACTACGGTTTGTATTTACGTCAACAAGATCTTTTAAATTTAATTTTTCGATTCCAGATAGTTTATTTTGCATTGAAGTAACCGCTGCAGCTGCTGCATTAGCCACACCTGTTGTACTTTGTACTTTACTGTCTAATGCTGGGATTGTCTCATCTCCCAGTTGATTAAGAGACCCTTGGTTTATTACAGTTTGTTGTAACGGGTCTGTTCCGGTACGTGCGGTTTCAAAAGCTTCTTTGCATGAGCTATATGTTGCAACAGAATTAAAAAATTTGGATGCCATTAGTTGAGAGGGTTAAAATATATACTGTAATATGACAGATGAATACGTGTGTCTATTATATTACATATTCAGATTATTATTCTATTCGGTATCTGTTCTGTAATTCCGTACAATATAGAAAATGCCAACTGCTAAAGTTGCGATGGCAATTATTCCGATCATATGGGTATTTTTCTGTTGTGCCATTAAAAATTGCAAATCTTGTTGTAGTACATCATCACGCGTTATCTCTGCAAATTCCGGGAATTCATGCGGTTTTCCATAGTTATTACTAATATCTGCATATATGTCATCATATGTATTAATGTTACCGGATATGTCTTGATCCCGAGAATGAATTTTTAGTAAACGGGATTTGTCTATTGCGTCTACGAGTGTACCTTGCGTAATTTCGTCCCATGATCCAGTAGTTGTTGTTGGATCTTGATTAGTAGAGATTTTCGACTTGTATAACTTACCATTGTCTGTAACAAGGTCATCTGGCTGATATGGTCCACTACCACGTGCCTGTATTTCATACCAATAATCACTAACATCTGTGGAATAACGATTTTCATCTTCTAATGATTTATAATACTTGCCGTTGTCGTTGTTTTTTACAAGTTTATCTTTTGCATAAATAAATTCTGAATTATAAATATAGTAAAACGTTCCGCTCGAAAATCCTTCTTGCATTGGTGTAAATGGTGTAAATAATTCTTGAATTGCTCCGTGTTTCATGATATGATTCAACTATGATAAGTATTATATATTCAATTCTGTAGTAATAACCGTATATATAAGGAATGGATTGTATTTTTTACTGTAAATGTATATAATTATGTTTGGTATAATCGGCGGAATAAAAAGTAAAGAATACATGTACCAAAAACCGTAACAAATAATGTGGTGTATATTTCACCTTCGCTATCTAAATGGGTATCTAATGTAGTTCCATTTGTAATATCTGCCATTTTTTGTTCTAAAATTTCGCGTTCTTTTCTCATTTCGTTGTATTTATCGGTTATTGCATGTATATCCTCTAGTTTTTCACTTGTGGAGTTATGACTGATATCATTTGCAATCACATTTACCTGTGCTGGATTCAATTGATGACTTCCTTCTATTATGCCGACAATTGTAGATAGGTTATTCTCTGTCGAAGTAGTAAAACCTTCTTGAATGCGGAAAGACTCGATAAAATCGCCAGGTGCAAGAGTGCTGGATCCTTTACTGGATGAGAAAGATTCGACTGTTTTTGACATTATATGTATATATTGCGTATGGACAATGCTTATATGTTACCACAGCATTTTTTTATTGGCATATAACATTCCTAAAACACCAACAGCCATCACGGTGACTTCAACCCATGTACGTTGTTGCATGTTGACGGAATCAATATAACCCATTTCGTCGCGTTTCTTCTGTTCGAAATTTTGTTTAAGTGTGCGGTTTTTCTTTAAATGTGGGTATGCGTCATCGATTTTCTTACTATCTACAGCATCACTTACAAAAGTAGGATAATCGGCGTGAAAGGAAGTAGTCATCCGCAGAAAAAGATATATAGTTCCTTTTGATTTTTATCTCGTGTTTGATTATATTAAGAAACTTCTTTTATCTATTTTCATATAATTCTTGTAATTTCTGCAATTTCTGTAAAAAACATGGATTTCAAAAAACTGCTAAATTCCATTTCGATGTTGGAGAAAGTATTGTTGGTGCTGTTTGTCATATATTTAGTAACGATGGTGCCAACCCCTGCATGGTTTGTTCCATTGATTAATTCGTCTCTCGGATTAGTTGTTTTACTGATTATTGTATTATATCTATTATTTTACACAACTCCGGTTTTAGGCGTTCTTTCGCTTTTTGTTGCATATGAGCTTCTCCGTAGAAGTTCGGTGATGCCAATCGCAAGAAGTTCAGTAGAAGATCGCACGCCATCCCAAAAGCGAAAGGATAGTCAATTAAAACGAATGAATCCATCCCCAGAAGCCCGTTCTCTCGAAGAAGATGTTGTCGACAAATTGGCACCAGTAGGAATACGTGAACCTACCCAATATGTAGATAGCACCTTCAAACCAACCGCCACCAAACTTGTCGGCGCTTCACTCGTATAATTTTTTTACATTGATATATTTTTTACTGTATATTAATGTTCGATTTTCTCGACTTCTTCTTTATTTGCAACCGCGTACAAAGGTGAAAATAATAGTGAGAATATTGTAACAGCATTTATCCAAGATTTTAGATAATTACTTTTAAATTCAGTTGTTTCATCCTCGTTTTTTACAAAATAAAGTATCGCATTTTCAAATTTCATATTGCCAAAAGTTGGTTTTGTAAAAATACAGATATACATACTCATTTGCATTATTGCCCATGCAATCAGTAAGACGATCCCAGCGACTAGCATATCCGTTTTTCCATTTGCAAGAATAGAAAGTATTAAACCAATTAAAAACATTGAAAACATTACAAAAAATGCTCCATTCTTTATAAACTGATCTGTCGAAGATCCATCTACATTAAATAATTTTAAAGACATCACATTATAAACTGCAATAGCTGAAAATGGACACAACACAAGTAACAGTACAAAAATAAGTATAATAAATGGCAAAGTAACATTGAGTTCATTTACAATCGGTAATTTATCACTTTCGATTGCAACAATTTGCTGGTCATCCCCCAAATCTGCAACTTCACATTCTAATGTATCGTCGTTGTTATTATTAAATACTGTTTCAAGTTGGTCTCGGGTGACACCAAACCCTTCTTGTTGTGTGGTAGGACTAGATTGGGTTTGTATTTGTACATCATAGCTGGTGGGGATAATGGTGCGTTCTTTATGGTATTTAGGATTTGTGGTAGTTTGGTTGGATTCGATCCAGTTCATATGTTTTTGTACAAAGATATGTTGGTAGATTTGTCCGGCGGGTTTGGGTGTGCCGGTAACTTCTTGTAATTTCGGGGTTTTTACAGGGATAATAGTAGGAAATAGAAAGACGTGTTCTTTGGAGGCATGGGTTTGGTAGTATGCATTGGCGCCATTGTTTTTCCATGAATTCTGTAAAAGAGATTGTAAAGAAATGGTGGTGGATTTCCCATCCAAGAATTGGTCTAATGTATTTTCGACTAATAAATCTGGGTTGGATTGTAAGAAAAACACAAAGAAGACTTTGCGTTGACCATAGGAATGGCTGATGGGGGAGGCATTATGTTCAATAATAAGTTCATGACTATGATTGTATCCAGGATATTGATGTAATCGTTTTGTAAGAAATACGTTGGTGGGTTTCATTTCACCGAGAGACCCATGTGTATTTTCGACATGACTGCTTTCCGCATTAGACCATTGATATGCGCCTTGTGATGTTGTACTGTTGCTAGAAGAGACAAGTTCCGCAGGTGAATATGAAACAGTAAAAGAAAAGGATGGTTTTGTACTGGTGGAAAAGAGGGATGAGGTCAAGGAAGTGAGAGATGACGATGCAGATGACGATTTAATTAATATTGCGTGACTCATGTAAAATATATATTTTATACTAAAGAGAGATATATTTTACGTAAATTAAAATGGCAAATAGGAGAAAAGCCCACTTTCATAGATTGTAGCAACAAATTCGTCTTGATAGCCTTCGACATAGACAGAATCGCCACCATAAATTTCGTCGCAGCCATATTCGCCGCTACAAGACCGTCCTTTTACTTTTACAGGTAGTTTGGTTTGAAGGTTGCCACCAGCGCCGCCTCCGGCGACGCTGTAATATTGCCATTTGTCTCGTGAATTAGGGCTTCGGCGTCCCATTAAAGGAAGAATATCACCATTGCTGCCATGGCGGGTAAGAATGCCAACTTGTGCGTATTGGGTGTTATAGCTTTGGGTGGGTACGTTGATGGCGGCGATGGCGCCATGCGACGTAGTCGCATGGGGGCTTAATACCGCAAGGGTAGGTGTAGTGAGAGAGCCAGCATCGCATCGGATAGGTGGGACATATGGATTCGTAAGTGGATCACCTACAGTTCTGCCTCCGGCACCACATCTGCCGACATCGCCGCGGATATCATGTATGGGTACATTTGTAGAAATGGTGGTTGGTGGAATAGGTGGTAATATGAGAGAAGAATCGGTAGTGGAAGATGAATCAGTAGAATGATGAATTTTGCCTAAATCCGAGACACGTAGCCATAGAAAACCGACAACAAGTACAAGAGCAATAAGAATGAACATGGTTACGTTATTAATATTACAGAACCAATTGCCGAACATGGTATTCGAGTCAGCTGTGCATTTATATTTACGGGTACGTCCAGTAGAAGATGAGCCAATGAAGGTACTATTGTTGCCCATGAAACCATTGGTATTATTACTGGATTTGGTTTTCTTGGAATTAGAATAAACTACCATATATGTGATATATGTAAGATTGGTGTTGTCTAGTTTGTATATGTTAAGTAAATATTATCATTTTGTTTTACGGATTCCATTGCATGAACGGAAGGACATGAGAAAATGGTACAAATACAGTAAAATTGAAAATGCAAGAAATGCGATAATCATGTAAAAAAAGAAATTATTAGTTGAAAAGCGGAATAAACTGGCGGTGCTGTCGGTCATATCTTTCGCCATTCCTAACATTTTATCGGTGCTCATGATATGTATGATATGTATGATATGTATGATATATATACAGGATATACAGTAAAAAAATATCGATATGTGATATGAGGTGTATGTATGAGAGGAGTTGTCATTAAGGGGCAGCAGAGCAGCTGCGTTGTTGTTGCCACCAAGTGTATGCAAATGTATAAATAAAGTGTGAAATCAGTAGAATGATGAATATTTGAATAGCAAACATGGCAAAGTTGTCTTTTGTATTTTCGTAAAAGTCCATGAGTTCTTTGTAAATGTCAAGGTCGGGGTCTTTGCCAGGTAATGGTGTACAGCGGTAGCACTTGTTGATAATAAAGAATGGATATTGATTTATATGAAATCCGGGGCGTTTCTTGCCGTTGGAATACGTGCCGGTGAATTGGTATGTGACATAATACACATATTTGTCGATACGATTTACCATATCATTTGCCATTTCTTCGTAACGTCGTAATTCTGGGAATATCCAAATGATCATTTTCATCGGTAACATTGTAAAGAATAGTGAGAAATCCATGAAATAATAGGTACTGCAAGTGGAAAAGTGAAACATTTTCATGAGTGCGCACATCATATAGAACAGGATATTATTGAAGACATGGGATAATGCATCAAACAGTTTTTTGAATAGTCGTACGACTGTCTTGTAAATCATGACTAGGAATTTCACCATAGATTTGAATGCACCAACTAGTATTTTTACGACGGCACGAATCGAATTTGCGAAAGTCTTGAATGTGTTTGTAAAGAATTTGCCCATGGATTGGATGGCACTTTTGATTTTATCGACAATTTTTTTGATGGCGTTCATAAAGGAACGAAATGCACTTTTCAAGATATTGGAGAGCATGGTAATCGTATTCATTATGAAACGAATTGGTGCCATTAGTATTTCGAACATTTTTTTGATTTGTTCTTTGATTTTGTTGATGATGTTTTCAATGGCTCCTTTAAAGGAATCAATTGGTGTTTGGATTACATCGGTGAGTGTGTCTGTAAATAATCGTTGTACTTTTCCGCCAATGCTATCTTGAAACCATTGAGCGAGGGTCATGATAGTTGCGTTACTATATTATTATATGGATACATTATGTGATACAATAATTTGGCGGGGATGGATTATTATACTGGTTTACAGCTTTCCAAGTATTTCCATAACGTATGTAAGAATATACCGGTGGATACAATGGCTAATAGAATAATTGTACAATACATGGCAAAATGGGAAAAGGTTTTATGGTTCCCAACAAATATGTCGGCTAGGCTATCTAAAAAGGAATCATCGGGAATATCTTCTTTTTGTTGTTCACATCGATAGCATCGGTTGAGTACGTCATTTGGATATTGATTGATATGAATCCCGCGTTTTAATGCGGTAGCTGTAAAACTATATATCATAGAATCGACTAATTCAACTAAACCCCATGCCATATCTCCAATGGGTCGTAATGTTGGGATAATCATGAAGATTATGCGGAAAGGTAGTAAAAGAACGAACATGGCGATATCTAGTAGATAATAAATGGCACATGTTGGGAAGCTGACGGTTTTATTGATGGTGCATTTGATGTAAAAGAAGATTTCGTTGAATACTTTTCGGATTTGTTCGAATAAATCCATGAATAATCGTACGATGGTTTTGTAAATCATCGTGAGGAATTTTACTAATTGATTGACAAGTTTCATGAACATGGCGAATAAATTGCGGAAGAATTTTCCCATTTGTGCGAATATTTTGGAGAAGGTTTGTCCGATAGATTGGAATGATTTTTGCAAAGTCTTACCCATGGCTTTGAATGCGTTCGCCATTTGTTTGAATAGGTTCTTAAACATATCGCCGAGGGTAGTAATCGATTTCATGATCCATTTGAGAGGGAGAGTGATTTGTTCGAACATTCTTTTTACGGATTTGGTCACTGCATTAAGTGCATTTTGGATGCCTTTTTTCAATCCATCGAATGGTTTTACAAATAATTTTTCAATGACAGATTTCAAGAGATTTACAACGGATTGTGCAATATTATTAAATAATGTTTCTAATGAACCGAATATGCTTCCTAGGATTTGTTTATCTGGTACGGTAACTGAAAATGAAAATGTCTTTCCGGCAATTGTTTTCTTGAATGAGAATTTCATGTCGTTTTATTGATTGTACAAAATGATTCACTACAATCGGGAATACCGGACGTATATACTATACATATATTACTGTACAAAATCGTAATGTATGTGAACACATCGGTGTAAAAAAAGGATTATATGCCAACTTGTTCGCTGGTATCGATATCAGCCACATCGGATACTTTTTTCGGTGTATCGCCGGTTTGTGGTTGTTCTGAATCTGGGTCAGGGACTTTTGTGTTGGCATCTTTTTCAATATCGGCTTGGGAGGATTTGCTGGCATCAGTAAGATTTGCTTCACTGTCGACTTGTTGTTGCATTTCTTTTTCTTTTTTTGCATATTCTGCATCCGCTTTAGAATCGTCGAGAGAGTTTGTAAGATTCACGTCATCTTTCACAGGAGGTGGTGTATCGATTTCGTCTAATTCTTCTACTTGTACATTGGTGTCGTCAGTTCGACTGCTGCTAGAGCTGCTAGAGCTACTGCTAGAGCTACTGCTACTACTTTGTTTCGCGGCTTCTATTTTTTTCTTAATTTTTTTCATTCCAGGTAGTTTAATGAATGGTTCATGTATATCGGTATACAGTGTGTCTAATGAAAGTAACCATGGGCACATGAATAGAATGAGACAGAGAATGCATCCGGTGAGGATAATAATATGTATTACGTTTTCTGTAGAAACACTGGTCATGATATATCATATAACATATAGACATATGTTGTTACATGATAAATACCGTAAATGTATTATTATTATTATTATTATTATTATTTACGAGAACAAATTGGACATTCCTACAGAATCGATATTTTGGTTGAGACGTTTAAATCCAAGTTTCATTTCATGACGAAGGTCGTCTAATGCATCTTTTTCGATTTTCTGTTGTTTTTTGGATTTTTTGCCACTGAATTCTTCTTCGGTGTCTTCATCGTCGTCATCCGCATCTGCATCTGCATCAGCATCTTTGCCATTTTCAAGGTTTTCTTGTTTTTTTTTATTTTCAGCGACCATTTCTTCAATTTTGGATGTTTTATCTTTTTTCGTCATTGGTTCTTTTTTCTTATTATCAAAACCTTCGTATACCCATGGGTTGGCGAGGTCAGTACCATATTTGACCATATTGGCAAAGACCATTGCGACAGTAAGTACAACAATCATATTTTTGCTAAAGTAGGTAGTTAAGAAACCAACTAATACAAATAAGGAAACTGTAAAATAATCACCAATGGTGGCGAGTTGGATAACATTGACTAATGCCAAGATGAAGATGAAAATGAGTACATATCGATTATACAATAATACACGTGAACGTTCTACAGAAAATTTCTTCATGATATGAGAGATGATAAGTGGATGATTTCTATATATTCAGTAAACAGAATATAATTTGTGTATTTTTTCGATTGATTGTGGATTAGATTAGAATGTATTCGGATTTGGATTTAGATTTGGTTCATCTTCGATGATGGTATAATCTTCGTGTTGTTCTGGGTCGCCGAGTATAGATTCGTCAGGGCTGCTTGGTTGTTCGTTCTGTAATGATTCATCGGTGGTGGCTTCAATTGCGCCATCTTCGGTTCCGGAAAAGTATTCGGGTAATTCGTCACGGGCATAAATATCAAGTACTTCTTTTACAACTTCTTCGCGTTGTACATCATCGCGTTCAAATTCCATACTGGTGATACTGCTAGAACGGGAGCCCTTAAATCTCTGTAAAAAATCGTCCAATCCATTTAATTCGTATGGTTTATCGTGTTGCTGTAAATCGCCGGTAACAACTAAACGACTATTTTCGCCGATACGGGTTAGTAACATTTTCATTTGTGCAATGGTGGAATTTTGCATTTCATCGGCGACAATCCAAGTATTCTTAAAGGTTCTTCCACGCATGTATCCTAATGGGGCAATTTCGATTTTCTTGTCTTCTATTAATGTTTGTATTTCTTTTGCGGTAAGAAACTGATACAGTACATCATAAATTGGGCGTATCCATGGTGCCATTTTATCTTCGAGTGTGCCAGGTAAATATCCCAAATCTTCATCAACGGAAACGGATGGTCGAGTAAAGATTAGTTTGTCGTATACATCTGTAAGGAAATAGCGGATACCATATTCGGTGGCAAACATAGTTTTGCCAGTACCAGCAGGACCATTTACCACAATGATTTTCTTTTGATGATTTTTCAGTAAACGTGCATAATGTTCTTGGGTGATAGTTCGTGGAATAGTGAATTTTTTATTAAATGTGGCACGTTCTTTTTCGGATAGATGTTGATACATATCATAATGAGTGGATGAGGTAGTGGTGGTAGCAGTAAGTGCATGTATATGGTTATTGTTATGATTGTTATGATTA